GAGCAGGCTATTTCTAGAATACTTAAATTACATGGGGTGAGGACATGAAGAAAATAATAATAAATATTCCGAAAATTATATTCGCAACACTTTGTTACGTTTGTACTATCTTGCTTGCTTCAATCTCTGCATACTTTACAATCACTTTTTACTCACAAAGCCAACATGGTTGGAATATGTGGGCAATGGGTGGACTTGCCGGAATGCTTGAATTTATAAAAATTATGCTTGCGACTGCCTTCCCGTTTATGCAATATAGGGATTCGAAAAGGGAGAGGAAAGTATCATTTTATCTTAAGATTTGTTTTTTTCTCTCGATCATGGCAAGCTTGAATTTCTTTATGTCTGGCGGTGAGATAAGCCGATCACCAGCAAGTGCAATTACAAAATTACTTTATGACTACATGCCAATTTTAAATATTATTCCACTAAGTTTTTCACAGTTCTTGACAACTATGTCACTGTCGATACTTGTTGAAGCATTTATTATATTTTTGCCAATACTAGCACCAATAATGTTTCTCGAGAAGGATTACGACAGGAAACAAAAACGTAATGCGGCAAATACAAATATAGAGAAATTAAAAGAAATTGTTGCAACTATTCCAGATAGATTGATTGACAATTTGCATAAAAAAGTAGTTGGTGAAGAAAATATAAAAGTAATAGAAATGAAACCAAGATTGAAGCTTTTAAAATCTGACTCGGACAGAGATATAAAAAATGAAAAAAATGAAAAGTCAGAAATAAAGCAGATTGAAAACACTAAAATTGATTATGATTCACTAAGCGCAAATGACTTGGAAAACGTTTGCGATTATAACAGTAATTTAGAAAATGAAAACATTTATGAGGCTGTAAGCGCAAATGATTTAGAAATTATTAAAAAGGCAATTTTGAATCATAAAATTGGAGATATTGCGCCAAGCTTGACAAAATTAGAGGAATTTACAGGAATACAAAAAAGAAAAATACAGGCTTGTAAAAGAGAGCTGGAAAAAGAAAACTTTATTAAAACTAATGGAAATAAAACTTATGTTTTAGGAGGTGCAGGAGTTGAAAATCTTAATAATGATATGCAAAGGAATTAGAAACTTTTTTATTATAAAGAGTGCCAGAATAGTTGTTGGAATAGCTGTTTTGATATCAGTTATAGCATTGATGGCACTTAAAGAAGCAAGCTGGACAAAGTCTGCTTTAGTATTTTTAACTACACCATTTTCGCTTTTCGTGGTTGGACATTTTAAAAAGTCTGGTGAAATTGTTCGACATGATCAGGATTTTAACCAAGATTTTAACCAGAATTTTAACCAGTGTGATTATGAAAAAGAGGATGAAACACCTGTCGTAGACAGGATTGAGAAACGGACAACTACGACAACAACTGAGACAATTTATTTCAAGAATGGCATAAAATATTTGGAATAATTAAATTTCGAGGAGGATATTATGAATAATTTAATAAACAGCTTTACAGGATTGGTAAGTTCGGCAGGTGGAATAATTTTAGTTTTAGTAATTGCTAAACTTGCATGGAGTGGCAGCAAAAAGGTTAGTCTTGGATTGGTTTTTCTTTGTGGATGTGTAGGATTTTATCTAATAAGGAATCCAGCAGAATTATACACTATAGGCAAGGAAATAACAGTATTTGCAAAAACGATTCTTACGGAGGGATAACAATGGAACAGCTAGGTATTATACTAACAAATTTAATAGGATTAACAATAATGTTTCTTGCTATTGCTTGCTATTTCAAGACTACAAGAAAATTATTAGTAAAATTGCTGAAGTATATTTGGAAAAATATAGAACTTAGAGGGGTAATTCTAGGATTGATAAAAAGATTCTGGAATGAGATCAAGACAATAAAAGCAGTAATGCAGAATAAAAATGAAAGGTACATGTACTTAGCATGTACCACAATTTCATTTTTGTATTTGTTATATAGATTCAAACTTGATTATATACTAATTTTTGCTCCTTTTGTATACTTTGTTTTTAAGGCTCTAACAAAAGAATTGAGAGAGTATTATATAAAAATGAAGCATGAAAAAGTGTCAAATAGGTATAAAGATATTTCTAGAATATTCAATGACCAAGTAAAAGTCATAGAATGCAGAGGTAATGAGTATAAATTACATAGCTTTGTACCTGTAGAAGCTATCATAAAAAAAGAAAAGGAAATAGAGCATTGGCTTAATAAAGATGTTATTAGTATAAAAAGAGATTCAAAAAATTATAAACTTATAAAGATCATGACCAAGTCGCTTAATGAAAAAGCAACTACTAAATTTAATGATTTTTATCCGCTGCAAGAATATATAAAAACTTTAAAAGTAGATAACAATATAAAAATACCAGTCCTTCTTGGAGTAGATGAGAAAGGTAAATACTTGATAGAGGATTTAGCAAAGTTAAAGCATATATTTATATCTGGTGAAAGTGACGGAGGTAAAAGCACTTTATTAAATGTTATTATGCAAAGTTTAATGTATTTATGCGGAAATATAAGTTTTATATTAGTTGACTATAAATTAGTAGAGCTTGGTCCTTATTGTGATTTTAAAAACTGCTATTTTGTTGAAGATAACAATGATTTTATTGAAAAAATAAACTGGATAGATAATGAAATGATGGATAGATACAGAGAATTTAGAAAAAATAAAATAAAAGATATCTGGCAATATCATAAATTGGGTAAAAAAATGAGTTATATAATTTTTGTAGTTGACGAGATCAGCAATGTAAAACTTACAAAGAAAAAAAATAAAAAATACGAAAACGATGAAAATGATATTGATATCGAGGAATCATTAGCAAGAATATTAAACATGGCAAGAGCAGCAGGAATATTTATGATAGCAGCTACGCAGAACCCAAAAGGCGTAGAAATAGACACGAAAGTGAGAGATAAATTTATAACTAATATATCTGGAAAGATACTCAGGAAAAGGGTACAAGAAACAACAACAGTACTTGGAACTGAAAACTTAAACAAGGGTGAATTTAAAATGAATAGCCCTGATTATGTCGAAAAGATGTTCAAAGCTTTTTATGTAGAAGATTTGACACATAACGAGGTATTCAAAGAGCTTGAGAATATGTATATTGATGGAGGTGTAAATCTTGAAAAAAATATTATCGATTTTGAAAAGTTTAAAAACAAAAATTAATATATGTTTCAAATTTATTACTAATAAGGGAAATAATGATTACGTCCAAAGTATACGTCCAGATCAAGATACGTCCAAAAATATAAATGTAATAAAAAAACCTTCGAGAGAAGCAATAGCAATTATTAGAAAGCTAAAAAATGAAGTAGAAAATAATGAAAATACATGCGAAAATGACATAAATTTAGTGGACGGACGTAAAGAAAATGATAATTTGACAATACGTATTCAGAAATTTATTGAAGAAAATAGAGATGGCGAAATTATACCAGAAGCTCCAGAGATAGAATCACATTTTAATATATCTGAGAAGAAGAAAAGACCATGTATGAGAGATTTAAGAAAAATAGGATATCTATTATTGAGAGGAAAGAAGTATTATTATAATTTGAATTATAGGAGGGATGAAAGTGAAAGATATAACTAAATTAATGGAATATGTTGATAGTTCTGCTACATTCAGAATCGTATTGGCTCTGGTAAATAAGTTTTGGCTAGGAATTATTATAATAGTTGTAGTTGTTGCGCTGACAGCCAAAAAGGATGATGGATTTATTCCATTATCGAAAATAAAAGGATTTATTAAAAAATAGAAAGGATGGTTTAAATGTCTGGATTAGGAAAATGTAAAATATGTGGGAATATACTAGTATCTTTTAATTACAATGTTACAGCAGCAAAAAAAACGTATGAATTGCAAGGGATAAAATGTTCTAGTTCTTCATGTGACTACAAAATGCCTAGTGAAGCAAAAGAGAAGATAAGAATGACAATAGAAATTGCTAACAAAAGTATTGGAAAAAAAGTATTATATAGACCTTATAAGGATTGTAGCGAAGAACTATATGAATACGGCATTATAACAAGCGTTGACAGAAATGTATATATAAGGTATGGGGAGGAATCAATATCAAAAGCTACTTATGTAGAAGATATTGAATTAATTTAGAGAGCTGAAAGGCTCTTTTTTCTTATGGAGACATGGTTTTTATTGTGACAAATATATAATATATACTTGGGTAGGTGGCAATGACTGGGAAGATAAAAATTTTATTTTTACAAATGCAACATGGGGAGGAAAAAGAGAAAACTCAGGAAGAAAAGCAACTGGAAGGACAAAGAAAACATTTTATATTACTGATGATGAACATACAAAAATGAAAAAACATCTTGAAGAATTGAGAAAAGATGATAATGAAGATTAAAAAAACGACAATAAGGTGTCGTAATCTGAAAATCTATTGATTAACTAGAAAATAAAGTATAAAATAATATTGCCAGCTGGACATGCATGCAAAATATTAGCTCCGTAGGAGATTGAAATAAAATTAAAAGCTGGCAATTAGCTCCATAGGAGATGCAACAAAATAAAAAAAAGGAAATCAAGAAAATTGCTACATGACCGGATCACAAAATGGTAATACTGACTGGAACAAATTTAAAAAAGAATTACTAACTATAATATAATTAGAAGCCCAATTAAGGGCTTTTTTTATGCATAATTTTAAATATTTCATACTTCCCAATTATCTCAAATTCTTGCCTATCCTTATGTTTCTCAAGATTAAGCCTATATGCTTGGTCTATTTCATCCACAGAAAATAATTCTAAAAAAGATAGAGATACTTGAAGAAGATCTAAAAGCTCACATGCTTTTTCTGTTCTTCTTGGATAGTTTTCTTGCCTGAATTCTTCGATTTCTTCAAATAATTTCTCAATCTGCCTATTTTCAAAATCTAAATCAAGACTATATTTTAAGACTGGTAATTTAATTAATTGATTTAAATTTTTCATACTTTAAACTCCATTACACAAGCTTCAAAACCTGCTTTTTTCAACTCTTTTATCATGTTTTCTGCATTTTTCCAGTCTGCAAAACTTCCGGTCTGCACTCTATAAAAAGTATCGGATTTGACAGGTTTGTAGGTTACTCCAAAATAATTACAAATCCCTTTACAAATTTCACTAGAACACTCTTTTCGATATGTTTCGCTCTTCATTAATGCAGCCTCTCGCTTATTGTCCATAAATCCGCATTCGCAAAGAATGGCAGGCATAGAAGTATTTTTCAATACATAAAATCCGGCTGACTTAATACCCCTATCTTGCATTGCTGTTCCTTGCATAAGTTGTTGATGTACAAGTGTAGCCAGCTTACGACCTTCGACAGAATTATTATAGTGATATGTTTCTATTCCTCCCCATGTTCCCCAAGTTCCATTAAATGCGTTAAAATGAATACTTGCAAAGATATCAGCTTTGTATTTATTTGCTATTTCACATCTATTTTTTAAAGGGTTATCTTCTCTGGTAGGAGAGCAGTCAACGACTTTAAATCCATTTATAATTAATTCTTCTTTCAAAAATTCCTTTGTAAAATGGTTAAACTCGTTTTCTTTATATCCGTCAGGAGTTCGCTTACCAACTGTGGCGAAACCATGACCATCATCTACAGCCACAATATAACTCATTTCTTCACCTTCTTTTCTTTACTGATCTGCTCCAAAATACTTTTTAATTTCTCTGGAACTGGAAGACCGATTTTTACACTATTCTCAATTATGCTTATACCCTCATTTGACAAATAAAAGAATATAACCATATCTCGAATAGTTTCTCCATTTTGAATTATTTCACAATCAACCAAATTAGCCATTCCGACTAAAATAAAAATAAGAACCTTTTTAAAGATTCCCTTAAAACCTATCTTGCTTGATATTTTTTTGTCGCATATTGCCAACATAATTCCTGTAATGTAGTCTATTACTACAAAAACAACTAAAGCATATATAAACCCATCATAACCACCTAAAAACCAGCCAAAAAAACCACCTAAGAGTGCTATTAATACAGACATTGCGTTAAATATTTTGCTATTCATATTGACCTCTTTTTTTACCTTATTCTTTTTCCCAAAATATATGATTGTGTCTCAACTATAGTATTACTTGCATTTGCTGTATATTGTCCTCGTCTCAAAGTAACAGTACCACTAGCACCTAATACCTGAATTATTGCTTTTTCTGTAATATTAACATATTCAGAAGTAACACCATATCCAATGCCCAAAGAAGTAGCTACCCTCCTTGATTGCATAGTTGTATCATCTCCATCAGTAATAGCTCTTGCAGGGCCTGAACAACTTCTCATAGTTATAGCTGTTGCGTTTGTTAAACTCCAATCTGTTTTAAAATCTGGAGTATTAGAAGTAGCATTATAAACGCCTAAATTGACTTCTATCTCCCACAAACCTCTCGGTAAAATTAAATAAAGTTCAGGATCAGCAGTATAAGCATCTGAGTTATTAATCGTGCTTGCTGTTTGCTTTACTGCAATAAAAGTATTTTGTTTTTCTAGTTTGAATCCTGGATTATACGAAAACATAAAATCGGTAACAAGCCCAAAACTAGACGTCCCGACTGCACCTGTATATAAATAACCTAATGCGGTGTCAGCTATAGTAGTTTCATGTGTTAGCTCTTTTAAATGTTCCGTATTCCTCTTTATTAGTACTTTGCAACTATCACCAGCTTTTTCAAAATATAACTCAACTCTTTCATTTAATGCCAAATTTACTGATAAAGCCACATTTTGACTTGTCAAAACACCACCTTCAACAGCATCCAAATATAAAACATTTGCACTTATGTAAGTTTCTATGTAGTTATTGGCATCTACTCTCCAGACAAAAGAATTTGTATAGCCGGCCTTTTTGCAATATACTTCCCACTTGCTTATAAAGCTGGTATATTCCTGACTTCTGACATATAAATCATCCTCATTATTTGATGGATTAACTTTCATAAATCCCAGCTTACTTACAGCTTCATCAACATATAAAATAATATAATCCAAAGATATTCCAAAATAATCAATCCAACCAGTAACACTTCCGACATATTTTTGGAACGGATTATAATAACCAGCATAGTCAACATCTTCCCGACATAACTGACAATATTGAAATGTTATATATGCATTTTGGGAATTTACGATACTATACCACTGGAAAACTATATACGTAATATCATTCCATCCACTAGGAGCTCCTGTTGTAGCAAAGTCTGATTTCCTTGGTCTTTTTACGTTCCATCCAGTGGAACATGTAGCAGCAGCATAAGTTACGTTATAATTATTTGCGTTATCATCTCCAAATTTATAGCTAACAGTACTGACCTTAGTAACATCGGAAATATAGAAAACAAGCAATATAATATCATCTGCTGTCGAAGCTTCTCCATTATTAAAAGTTTCCAGATTCATAGAAGTGATATTTTTCCACATGCCAACAAAACTGGCGGTATTATCGCTTTCTAGTGTTTTTACTGCGTTTTTACCCATAGTGTTGTTTGTTGTGTCATTTGAAAGTGTAGTACTAGCCCAAGCGGTATATTCTGCATAATCTGTAAAATTATCTATCTCTTTACAATTTACATGGAAAAAATACTCTAAAATATCATATGCGTTTAAAGTCTGAGCCCTCCAAAATTCCCCGTCTAATTCTGCTAATATATCCCAAGCAGCCTGCAAATTAACATCATTTATGGCAGGAACGCCACCATTTGCCCAAGTAAGAGGCGTAAAATTACCGAATCCAGCCATTATAACACTTCCTTTGTGGTAATCTGATTATTGTTATCTCCGGTTTTTTTGCTAGGCATATAAGATTTATTTACATTTTTTTTATCTAAAAATACTATATTTGCAGTATATTTAATTTCTTTTTCTGTTCCTTCAACAACTATATTTTTTATTTTATAAAAATTATCTTGATCATTTAAATCTTTTAATAAATCCATTAAGAACAAATCAAGATCTTTTTTTTCATATGTTTTTTCCCATTTAACCATAAAAACCATCCTTTAACTTAAAGTTAATTTATATCTTATTAATAGCTCGACCGCACTTGTTTTAGTATAATTCCACAGAACATGCGAAATTAATATTCCTGTATCGGCTGAATCATTAGCATTATTTCCGCAAAATACTCCAAGCTCTTCTATAGTTGTATTTCCTTCTCCGCTTGTTATATAAAAATCTATAACTACTTCCCCGTATGTCGGGGGAGCTGTCAAGCCTCTAGCAATATAAAAACTTCTGTAATATTCAGTTCCAAGCAATGTATCAGTGATGGCAACCGCTGTGTTATCTGTCCCAATTGCCAGATACCGAATATCTATATTAGGTACATATCCAGCTAAAATGCTGATCATTTCATCTAATAATAAATTAGTTATCAAATTATTAAATTCTTTTATTTTCTTGCCATTTTCAAATATTTCATACTTTCCAACCACTTTAATTTCATTATTTATAATCAATCGCTAGCACCACCTAAAATATTAATAGAGCTGTTATTAGGGAATAGTAAGTCGGAGGGGAATAACAAATCATCTGGAAATAATAAGTCGTCATATTCTGTAGCCTCATAAGTACCAGCATAGCTAATTGTTTCGTCAATTTCCTCTAGTACGACAATCAATTCCCCTGCTCCTGTCTCGACATATTCAGGCTTGAATTGTTTTTTGAAAAATTCTTCCCAACCTCCAAGAGCTGCCCCATCCAATACTTTATACTGATAGACGATATTATCCTCATCAATCTGAGAAGTATTCCAGGTTATACTTTCAACTAAAAACATTTCATCTATGTTTAAAACACCATGTTTTAAACTGAATTGTTCCATAGTATTATATGTTTTTTCGTATAGGTCAAAACTGCAATAGTCGGCAGAATTACTATATTTATTTAAAAGTTCCTGAGTAAAAAGCATTGCATCGGGAATAGAATTTAAATTATCGTTCTTTACATAATGTTCATATATCCCATTTGATGATATTTCAACAGGGTTTTTGGCACCAACCAAAATTGGCACCAGTCCGTAATAATTAATTTTTATATCTACCCCAACCGCCAAAGCAGCATCTGAATCCGAAGTCGATATAACATTTGAATTATAAGACCAAAGCCATTGAAAATCATCATCCGAGTCAATTCCCTTTACTCCCACAGTCTGATCTATTCCATCAACTTCTATTTTAGGAGTTTTGGCAATAGGAAATTTTACTGTAAATGACTTAATAACGCCATCAGCAACAGGTGAAGGAATTTCATTTTCTCTGTAGTTTGTTAAAGTCTGATTTCCCCGAACATACTGATAATTTCGATAATTAGCTATTGTTGATTTTGACCGAAAATTATCAAAAATAGTTGTTGAATTATCAAAATTTGTTGAGTTTACTATATATCCAATGCTGTGGAAATTTAATAATCTATCTTTGTCGATATTCCATATGTAGCCATATTCAGCTAATATATCGAGACATTCGTAAATAGTCAAATAATTAAAGATCTGATTTGATAGAGTTGGCAAATTTATTTCTATGTTTCCTTCTCGGATTCCAAAATCATAATCAGTATTTACAGTATTTCCTAAATATCTACTAATTAAATCTTTAATTATATAATCTATAGTTCTGTTTTCGTAAGCAATTTTTGCCAGTGATCTAGTTGCAATTAAAGAATTATCTTCAATTGCTAGATCATATTTTGCTTCCCCTGGAATATCCTCATATTTTTCAATATCTGTTATCATCCCACTCCAGACTAAAACGTCAGATGGGTTATAAAGCTCTACTAGGTTATGTTTACTAATTGTTGCTCCCAGATCATCGGAAATAACACATTGCATTTTTGATTTATAGTTAATTCGCTCGTCTACGCTCCAGCCAGGTTCCATTTGTATTTCATATTCACAGACATTATCATTATCATCATCAATTAATAATTTATATGGCATAATATTATCCTCGCTTACTTCCTAATGTGCTTTGTAGCTTTGAAACGACTGGATTCATCATCTTGTCAACATCTTGTTGATTAAAAAATTTAGGATTGTTTACCTGTAAAATTATTTTTTCACTCAAAACTCCAGAGTTACCAGCATTAGAATATGCGACATTATTTAAGTTTGCTGTAGCTACAATATTTCCAAGACTGCTTATATTACCCAACATTCCAGCTACTCGGTTTGAAGCATTTCTTATTTTGTGCAGATTTTTTATAAGTCCAGATTCCATCATAGACATTAAATTTGGTGTCCATTTATGAGCTGTCGATCCTGGTCCCAATTTTGTAGGTGAAGAAAATCCTAGAAAATCTTTTATACTATTAGCTACTTTTTTTGCTGCTTCGCCTACTTTACCTATTCCAGATTTTATGCCATCTACAATATTATTTATTATGTTCTTTCCCCATTGTAGTGCATTTTTAGCAATATTAGTTACAGTTGTTTTTATAT